CGAAGTCATTAGGAAATACTTCCTCGCCAGTAAACTTTGCGAGAATGTTCTCTGCGTTAGAGATGGTCCGTACAGTGCTTCCCTTGCGGAAGACAATAGAGGAGTTGATTGTGCTGAAGTTCTTGAGGACATCTAGGGTCTTTTTAGAAAGGATAACTTTGCTCATTGAGGGTAGGTTTCAAGGGTTGTAGATTTGTCAGAGAAGTGAAGAAGAAGCAGAGCGTAGTGAAGGATCTTAATGATATCACGACGGGCAGTGCCTTTCTTGTCATAGCGGGAAGCATACTTCAGGATGTTGCTTCGGCAGAATGCCTCAGCGTCTCCACATGCTTCAATCAAGTCTAACGTTTGAATGCTGTCATTACCAGCAGAGTAGTGTTGTCCATAGGTTCCAGTAATGTAATCACGTAGCTCTGTCAACAGAGCATCTTCATTATATTTGTTTGCCATTCAGCGATCCCAGATAAGTTGAATATTACTATGGTAGCATTCTTCAAGGTTGCCGTCAAGATCTTTGACAAACAACTTAAGACCCTCGCCACCTAAGATCTTAACAGTCTTGCCACTGTCAAGAGTGGCAAGATGATTTACATACCCGTGGAATTTCTCAGAACGGGGCATCGGCATTGCTCTCCTCCTCGGTTTGAACATCAGCATCAATTTTATCATAGAGTTCGATGAACGACTGCTTGGTCTCATCATCGAAACGATTGACACAAACCTTAATCGCTTTCATACGATCACCCCAGATAGCGAATGCTCGCATGATGTGAACAAGGCGACGGGTGGAAATCACTTCATCAATACCACCATCCTTGAAAGTACGACGGATAATGTCTGCCCAGTTGGCAAGGTTCTCACAGAAGTCATGGTCAGCAACAGCAAGAGAGGTAGCAACCTTCTTCAGGATCTTGCTCTCAATGGCAGGGGTAGGATACTCCTGCTCAAAGGTCAGGGCAAAACGCTCAAGGAATGCTTCGTTGAGAACATTGGTGCCAATGAAGCGACCATCATCACTGCCCTTGCCCTTGGTGTTGGCAGTAGCAATCACATTGAAACCAGCAGCAGGTTGGATATACTTACCAATCTTCTTCAGGAAGATACCCTTACCCTCAAGGATAGATTGGAGACACAGGATCTTATTGGATGCCAGGTCAACCTCGTCTAGAAGCAGCACAGCTCCGCGTTGAAGAGCCTCCACGACGGGTCCATTATGCCAGACAGTTTCGCCATTAACAAGACGGAAACCACCAATAAGATCATCCTCGTCAGTCTCAATGGTAATATTGACGCGAATCAACTCTCTATTTAGAGCAGCACATGCTTGCTCAACAGAGAAAGTTTTACCATTACCTGACAGACCAGTGATGAAAGTCGGGTAGAAGATACCAGATTGAATAATCTTCTTCACATCAGAAAAGTTCCCGAACGGGACATAATTGTCATCCTTGCTAGGAACAAGGTTCTGATCTTCCCGATCGGTAATAGCAACAGCAGGAGCAGCAGCGGGTGCTTGGTAGGTCTGCTCCAGTTTCTCAGCAACAGTCAGGTTCCAAGTGCCACGGCGGACATAGAAATCACGCAGACGCTTGACAGCAGTAGCATAGGTCACTCCAAAATTATCAGCAGCAGAACGAACGTGATCAGCATTGATATCGTTACCATAGGTCTCGGACAGGTAAGAGGTGAGTTGGGAAGTGGTCAGGTCGGACTTAGCAGGCATGGTGTCTTTCGTTGATGTAGTTATTATAGGGCAAAAGGGGGCGATGTCAGGGGGTGGATGGACGGTTTGGCAACTGGTCGCCCAAGTAAGAACTCGGGACAATTTCTCGCCACACCTCACCATCAAAGATGTATAACTTGTGTGTATATTTGTGGAGGAAAATATCTCCTTTAGTATAAGTCATGCGATGTACTCAATGAAGGAACTAAGGAGTTTTTTGTTGGTGGACTTGGAACCTAGCATCTTCTTGAATGCCTTGGAGATCTCACCTTTCTTGGCACCACACTCTACATTGAACTCAACCTCCTCGTCAATAGCATTGTTACTAATCGCATATAGAGCAGTGTAGCTCTTGGGGAAAGGAATGACAGCAGACTTGTTCTTCTTCCACTGCTTCTGGACTTGATCATAGTGAGCGATGCTGGCATAGGTGCTGACAAAACCAGACAGACCGCTGCCACCCATGATACGGAAACCAAGCACATTCACACCAGCATTACGATCTTTCAGTTGCTGGATAAAAGTGTTAGTCATCTCACCCCAACCATCACTACCACCATAAACACGTCCAGTGCTACGATCACGAAGGATGGTGTTGTAATCAAGACGGCGAGGACGAATGTAAGAAGCATCCTTATAGTCATCATACACCTTGCGACCATAAGAAGATTGGCAAGCCTCACCATCAGTCAGGATACAAACATTGACCTTCTGAAGATCATTCTGTTTCTTGAACTGAGGGATGATGTAGTTGAGCATCACGATACCCTCATTCAAGGGAGTGCCAGACAGAGTTACACCAGTGGTGGTGGGATAGGCAACATGATAGCAATAAGCATATGCCTCACGATACAGGTTCAGGCACTGACGCTCATAGTCCTTAGAGTTAGAGCGAGAAGAAACCATGTTCATCAGATGGAACATATTTTTCTGAAGGAAGATCTTACCTTCTTCACATCCAGTGCGAGCAAACCATTCCTCGTTAGAGATATATTCGTCCTTGCCTTCTTTGATACGGCGAACAGCATAGAACTCATTGGTGAAAGCATAGACCTCAAACGGGATCTGGACTTTCTTACAGAACGCAGTAAGGTTCAGCAGTTGCTTGACAGTCGCCAAGATCTCACGCTGCATAGAACCAGACCAGTCAAGCAGGAACAGCAAACCATGGTTCTTGCCATCAGGAACAACAGTTACTTTCTTAAAGATGTCATCACAATACTTATAAGTATGCAACTTAGTAGTATCAAGAACACCAGTCTTAGATTGACCAGCACGAGCGTAAGCGTCAGCAGACTTACGGCACTCAAACTCTTTAACAAGATAGCTTACCTCTTTCTGCGATTGCTTACGAAACTCCCTGTAAGATTTATCTACTTCATCATAACGATCAGAGCGATCAATACCATCACCACCAGCAAGGAATACCTCACGTTGCTCATCAATCCAGTCATGGACTTCTTTCCAGTCAGCAACATAAGTAGGCAGATCCAGACTATCAGGGATCTCAACATACACAGGATTGTTGGCAAAGCGATCGGTCAGTTTCTCTGCTGCCTTGTCAAAGTTGTCCTGAGTTACAGAACCTTCTTCTCCTGGTTCATCACCATACTCTTCTCCACCTTCTTGCTTCTGAGAAGGTTGATTGCCAACAGGGGCACTCTCATTGGCATTGCCTTCTTCGTTGGCATTGTCGTTGGTATTCTCTTGCTGCTCACCCCCATCTTGAGTGGAACCACCCCCACCTTGAGTGGATTGTTGGGGTTGCATTTCCTCAGGTGCTTTCTCCTGTTCTTTCTCTTGCTTACTGAAGTTATACACATCAACAGCAATCTCACAGACCTCATCAAAGGTCTCAGCAACATCAGTGCGAGCGACGAACACTTGCTCCTCAATAGAGAAGGGGATCATGGCACTAGCACCAATCTTGAAGTGAAGATTGATACGATCGATCAGACTAAAGGTGTCAAAGTCTTCACCCTCAATACCAAAGAAGTCAGCATCATTCAGTTCTTTATAACCACCAGCAAAAGACTTACGCAGACCAGGATACTTACGCTTCATCAGCTTTTCGATACGTGCATCCTCAATCACATTGATGAAGTCTTTAGGGCACTCGTGCTGAGCAGTCCAGTCTTCGTTGGGAGTAAATAGGGCGTGTCCCACCTCATGACCCACCAGCATATCGTATACGACGCTAGAAGCGCGGTCCCAGTTAGGTAGCGTCAGCACACGGCGCTCAACGTCAAACGATGCTGTAGGGACCTTACGGTGCTCTACAATGAGGTTCTCTGTAGCGAGTAGGCGGGCGAGGTTGCCTTTGATCTCCTGGGATGACATGCTGGTCTTGCGTTGATGCCATTAGTATATACGCAAAAAGGGTGCCCGAAGGCACCCCTAGACCAGTTTCAAAACTGGTTCAGTATTCAAAAGAAGAATCATGAGTTCCAACCAGACCCTTCGGCATTATATTAAAAGCTAGGGAATATCGTGGTTTCTCATTTATATTTGGAGCAATTCTATGTCTAGTTTTACTAGGAAATATAAAGGCACTTCCCTGAACAGGAGAATATAACCAATCTATAGAATTGAAATAATTATACTCAAACACTTTTCCTGGATCAATAGCGTTATTGTTTCCATAAAATTGAATTTTTGATGATTGATTATCATATTCATCAAAATATACAACACAACTATACCAGGAATTGCAGTGATCATGAACACCACTTGATCCATTTTTATTTACTTTAGTAAACCAAGAGGTTGTTATTTGAATATCGGTATCATATTTAAATACTCCCGAAAGTAATCCATGACATAAAGATTTCAATTCATCTTTTAAATCTTTATCGTCATCTAAAACATATATGCTTTCAGTAACTTGACTACCATATCCAATATCACTACAATCCTCTCTCCAAATTTGATTAGAACAAAGGTTTGCTAACTTATCGCAAATATTTTTTTCAATAAAAGTTACTGATACTGGATTTGAAAATAGTGGAGTAATTTGCCACTCCCTAGAACTATCTTTTGCTAAGATTGGCCAAAATTTGCTCATAGAAAATTACCATTAATTAATTTCATTGACTGTTTCTGTCAAAATACTATAATTTTTGACCTTTTCCGCTGTTAGTGTTCTGTCAAACTTACCATCCAAATTCTCACGATGACTGATGACATACACATTAGAGTTATCATCAAAGTTGCGAAGGATCCAACTCAGATCCATACCACCCTGTTGATCGAGAGAACTATCGAAGATCTCATCTAAAATAAGGAGGTTAGTATCCACGCTATTCTTGAGCTTAGCAATACTTCTCCAAGTAAGCAGAAGAGCAATATCAATACGAGATTTCTCTCCTTCGCTGAAACTGTCATATGAAAACACATCTCTATATCGTGACTTGATGATCTCTTCGAAGTTCTCGTTCAGCGTGAAATTCACATAGAAATCCATACGCTGAAGATATTGATTGATCATCTGGTTCATCGCTGGGAGATAGGTCTTGATGATCCTGGTCTTGATCCCGTTGTCTTTCAACAACTGCGATGCTACTAGTAATGTATCACGATCCTTCTTGTATTCAGCATAGGTAGCACCCAAATCTTTTTTATTCTTAACAAGTCCTTCAAGTTTGACGAACTCTGCTTTCTTGTCTGGGTTACTCCCTTCTAGTTCTTTGATCTCTCCTTCGATATCAGAGATGAGTTTTCTGACTGAACTAATCTGGTAATTAGCTTGAGAAATAGAAGCGTTGAGTTTAAGTACATCTTGCGATAGTCTTGAGAATTCATTCTCTCTTTCCTCTTCTTTCGAGATAGTATCCAGCAGATCTTCAAGACCAGTCTGCAGATTGGTTAGTTCACCTTCACCCTCGGAAATCTTTGTCTGTCTAAACTCTTCACTCAGGTCTTGAGTACATGTAGGACAGACATGATTGCCAGTAAAGAAGTCATGTTCTTTTTGACAAGATGAAAGTTTTGATTGTATCTTAAAGAGAAAAGTGTTTAACTTCTTCAGTTTTGTTGTACTGTTCGACAACTCTTCCATCTCTTTAGAATATCTTTCGACTTCAGAAGTCAGACGCGCAATTTCTGTGTGCTGATCGTTTTCATTCTGTAACAATTCAGTGATCTTATTTTCTTTGCGAGTGATCTCTTCCTTAGTCTTTTTCTCCAGTTCAAACATATACTTTTTCTGGAGATCGATCTTCTCTTCTAGAAGATGTATCTGATAATCAAGTGTCTTGATCTCTTCGTTGTTCTCCCTGACTTTATCTTTGAGAAGAACATTCATCGTAGAGAACACTTGAATGTCAAGGATGTCTTCAATGATCTCACGTCTTTGTGCCAGAGGCAGACGCATGAATGGAACGAATGTAGAAGAACCGAGAACTACAATCTGTGTGAAAGACTTGTAGTTCATCTTGAGAACATTGCTCTCAAAGTTCTTCTGCTGTTCTACCAGTGAACTCTCTTGGTTCCACAGGTTTCCATTACAGTAGATCTCAAATACGTTTGGTTTGATCCCCCGAACCACCTTGTATTCTTTCTTACCGATGCTAAATTCAATTTCTGTTACACAATCTTTTTCGTTGATACTATTAACCAGCATTGGTTTGTTGATCTTACGAAATGGTTTACCAAACAGAGAAAAGGTAAGGGCATCCAGAATGGTGCTCTTACCAGCTCCGTTTGATCCGATGATCAGATTAGTTTTGGATGCTTGTAAATCAACTTCACTAAACACATTGCCCGTAGAAAGAAAGTTCTTCCAACGGATCTTTTTAAAAATAATCATTCTTCAAGATCATCAGGGGGAATCAAAAAATCGTCAGGGGTAATAATAGAAAACTTATGACCACGTTCCTGACATGCTGTAATTATAACATGGTCGTCAACCTCTACGATCATCATGGGAGGATAATCTTCATCATCCTCCAGCATCATAAGGTATCTGTCTGCGTCATCTTCTTCCTCAAAGATAGGAATAACCCTATCCTCGTCTTGGTCAAAGACTGAGTATACACCATCGGGATGGTCTTCTAGGGTTACGATAAACATGCTACGCAGCGTTGCTTTCAATATATAGAGTTCTCATCAAACTCTTTAAGTCTGTCTTATCTACGGACATTTCTACCTCATCAATGTATTCATTGAGCAAAGTCAATGTATCTTTTGCGGAGATTTCAATGTCGGTTTTGTCGTCTTCATCAACCAGTGTCTCCACAACTTTGACATCGTGAACGCCTACGTTGTAAAGACGATCAACCAATGTTTCAAACATTTGGTAGTCTCGCTTTTCGTTGACGACGATTTTGATATACTTGTCTTTATAATCAGACACATCTTGTTTGTTGTAGTCCACACTGGTGTCGTCATAAAAGATTTTGTCGAAGATCTCGTAGGGATTTGCGACAAACTTAAGCTTATCACTTTCAGTATCGTAGATATGGAATCCACGGCGGTCTTTATAATCATTCCAATACATCTGATAAGGGTTGCCGAGATACTGAACATTCCCTTTCTTTGACTTGTGATGGAAGTGTCCAGACCACACACGCTGGAAACGATGGAACAAACTAGGATCCATGCCGTGATCCATCTTCATTCCTGGTGTCACCTCAAATCCCGTGAGTTCAAGATGACCGCAACAAATGTCTGCTTCGCTTGTTTCAAGTAGCCCCAAGACCTCATCAGAGTTCTCTTTGTTGATCCAAGGAAGCATGAGGAACTTTTTACTTCCGAGTTTGAGGTGCTTTGGTTCTGAGTAGATTGTGATGTTGTCATACTGCTCTAGCAGAAGTTCAGGTGAGTTGATGCGATTGGTGTTCTTGTAATACGTGCAGTGATTACCAAGAAGCATATGAACTTTATAATCTTTCAAACGGTCAAAGTAATTTGTCTTGACGCGATGGAAAGTATTAAAATCCATTGACTTTCGGTTGTCAAATGTATCGCCAAGATCAATAACAGTAGTGATACCTTCTTTCTCTAGAGTTGGAAAGAACACATCATCATAGAACTTCTGGAAGTAATCCCAGAATGCGAGATTGCCTTTGCGTCCGTCAAGATGCTGGTCTGTAATAAGTGCTACTTTCATTGTGGTTTATGATCCTGCATACCATCATGATTGCCATCACCTGGCAATTTACCATATGCAAGATACTCCACTGCCTGGAGAGATCCTTGCAATCGTGTCAGATCTTCTTGGATCTTTACATACTCAGCATAAGCATCATACAATTCATCTGCCCTTGCAGTAAGTTGAGCAGTTCGTTTTGTAAAACGCTCAATAAGTTGTTCGTAGTTTTCAGTTGGTTTGAGTTTCATAATTTACCTCCTACAGTTCCATCAAATTTCTGGGAAGAGATGCTGTTTGCCCAGTTGGTAGCGATACCTTCCAAGTAGAATTTCGTTCCTGCCACCACAATGTCTTCCTCAATTCCTGTGATGTATTCCGTGCCATCCTCACCAAAGCTATTCCACGTTCCAAACCTTGTCTTTGCAACTCTGAATTTTCCATAGGGTGTTTCATACCATTCATAATTTTGTTCTTCAGTCATCTCAATTACAGCAAGTTTCGTCATCGCATCACCATTCTCTTCATAGAGTTTATCAAGTGCTTCCAATGCCTTTCTTTCTTGCTCTTCACTCATCGGTTCATTCTCGTTTCAATGTTTTCCTTGATGCTACCCATGTCAGAATAAGAAGCATTCATGCCTGACA